CTTTGCCTGTAAGAATGTTAGAAAAAATAGGATATACAAGGAAAATGATTAAAAAATGCCCTACATTTTTTAACAGAAATGGGATAGAGAAATTTAAACAATATCTCGCAATAAACGGCGTTAAAAAGGTATCAATAATTGAAAAAAACAATAAAAAATATCTGTATATTTCACCTGTAACTATTGTGAGATAAGGCTTTCCGTGATATAATTATTAAAAGGAAGGTTAAAAGATGAGCGATATTATTTATATACCAAAAGGAAAAGCAAGGGAATACAGCCCTTATGCTTTAAATATCTATAACGGATGTGATCACAATTGCAAATATTGTTATGTAAAAACCATGAGATTTACAAAATATGTACCTAATGACGAAATAGAGCCCCGGAAAGATATAATAGAAAATTTAGAAAAACAACTTAAAAAGCAAGAAATAACCGAACAGGTTCTATTATGCTTTATGGGTGATCCCTATTGCCACGCAGATATAGAATATGAAACCACAAGGGAAATCCTAAAGATATTATTAAGATATAATATACCAACCGCAATATTGTCTAAGGGCGGTAAAAGAATTCTAAGGGATATGGATCTATTTAAAGAGTTCCAAAATATTAAAATTGGGGCAACCTTAACATTAATAGATGAAAAGGAAAGTCTATATTACGAACCAGGGGCAGCCACACCAAAAGAAAGAATAGAAACTTTGAAAATATTGCATAATGAAGGTATAATGACTTGGGTAAGTTTTGAGCCCGTAATAAAACCGGATATAACGATTAAACTGTTAGAATTAACCCAGGGATATATCGATCAATACAAAATAGGCAAAATGAATCATTATAAATTATCTTATGAGGTAGATTGGCAGGATTTCGGGGATAAAATAACAAAGAAATTATTAGAATCTGGAAAAGATTTCTACATAAAAAAGGATTTATATAAATATATGAATATGAAATTGGATGATAAGTATATTGATCAGGACTATTTAACACTTAAAAGACCCATGGCAGATATAATTCCGGAAGAAACAAAGGCCTTACAACCTACGCTATTTTAAAAAGGAGAGATCAATGGATAAAAAACAATATGTAGATGATAAGGATGGTTTAGTTTTAAACCATTAAAAAATAATTAATAGATTTTAAATAACTGAATATCCGCAGAGCTCCACTTTAGAGAGCCAAATTAAAAAAGCAGAAATTGCTTCTTTGGTTTGGCTTTTTTTATTTTAAAAAGGCGGTGAAACTAAAATGAAAGATAATCAAGAAGATAAATTCCTTAAAGATATAATGTTTGATGATGACTTTGATCGTGTAATACCTGATCCAATAAATAAAACACCATTAGAAAAGGAAAAACTTATCCGGAGAAATGTTATCTGCACGATCCGAAGGGATAAAAATATCTACCGGAAGGCCTTTAGTGAAACCCAGCTTTTAGATGTATTGGGATTTAACTTTAAAGAGGGAGAAAGTTATCACACCATAAGCGCCGGGGATGTAGATATTTTATCATTCTTGAAATGTGTATTGAGGCAGCAGGATCTAAAACATTGCTTATTTTCTACCTGGTGTATGGCCCAGGACGATATCCTGCAGATAGAAGAATGGTTAAAGGCCGGGAAGATCAAAACAATGGACGCTTATGTTGGGGAAATATTCAAAGGATCTTACAGCGCGGAATACGATATGCTAAAGCCGATAATAAAGAAATACAAAGGCCGGTTTGTAATATTCAGAAACCATGCGAAGGTCATAGCCGGATATGGTAAAAAATTTTATTTTGCAGTAGAAAGCAGCGCGAACATTAATACAAATCCCCGGACAGAAAATAATTGCCTAACCATAGCCAAAGGGATTTATGAATTTTATAAAGGATATTATGATGGAATCATCAGTTTTGAAAAAAATTAACAATGAAGATGAAAAGAAAAAGGCTGACGCGATTGAAGCAGAGAAACGAGTATACCAAGTGAGCCTAATGCTAAGACGAAAACCTGTTAGCTTTATACTTCAATATGCTGCCGATAATTGGAAAATTGGAGCCAGGCAAACCCGTACATATATTAGGAAAGCACGCACCGAGTGGAAAAAATATTTTACAAATGTAAAGCACGCCGGGATCTCTTATCATATAGCACAAGTAAGAGATCTAAAAGATCAGGCCTATTCCCGGAAAGTTGTAGTTGGGACCGTAGATAATAAGCAGGTAATTCAGGTACCGGATCTCGGACTTATCTTGGAGATAACCAAAGAAGAAGCCAAATTGATGGGGATATATCCGGCGGAAAGACATAAATTAGATTTACCAGAAGATTTGAAATTTAGGGTAAAATTAGTTGATTAGATATGGCGAAATAAAGATATCTAAAGAAGTATTTAATGAAGCCTATATCCCTTACCTGGAAAGTAATATCAGGACACAGATATTTTTCGGGGGAAGTTCTGCCGGGAAATCGGTATTTATTTCTCAAAGGTGCGTAATCGATCTTTTAGAAAATAACAGAAATTATCTAGTTATCAGGAATACGGCTAATACCCTGCGGACATCTGTATTCAATGAAATCAGGAAAGTTATTTTATTATTCAACCTGGAAAAATTATTTAAGATCAACAAGACAGAAATGACTATAACCTGTATTACCGGATATCAGATTCTTTTCAGGGGATTGGATGACGCTGAAAAACTTAAATCAATAATCCCAGAAAAAGGTGTCATTACTGACATCCTAATAGAAGAAGCAACCGAAACAAAAAGGGATGATGTTAAGCAATTATATAAAAGATTGAGGGGTAAATCCAAAGTCCTAAAACGCGTAACACTATGTTTCAATCCAATTTTCCGGACCCATTGGATCTTTAAAGAATACTTTAAAAACTGGATAGAAGGCGAAACTGAATATCACGATGACAGATTATCGATTTTAAAGACAACCTATAAAGATAATTTAAGATTTTTAGAGCAAGACGATATTGACGAATTAGAAAGTGAACAAGACCCTTACTATAGAGAAGTTTATACTTTAGGAAACTGGGGAATTTTAGGGGATCTAATCTTTACCAACTGGAAGATTGAGGATCTTTCAGGGATCAAGAATTCATTCGGAACCTATTATAACGGGCTTGATTTTGGCTTTAGCAATGACCCCAGTGCAGCAGGAAGGCAGGCCATAAAGGGAAAGAAACTATATATTCTTCAGGAGCTGTTATACGAGAAGGGATTGACCAATGATTCGATAGCAGGGAAGCTGAAACCGGCCATTGGGAAAGAATATATAAGGTGCGATTCTGCAGAGCCGAAATCAATAGCGGAATTAAGAGGTTACGGAATAGAGGCCCTGGCTGCTAAGAAAGGGCCGGGAAGCGTTAATTTTGGTATTCAATATGTGAAGCAATTTGAGATCATAATCGACCGGCAATGCCAGAACGCAATTAATGAAATTCAACTATACCAGTGGAAAAAAGATAAGGATGGAGAGGTAATCAATGTGCCAGTAGATAAGAATAATCATTTTATGGACGAGATCCGTTATGCCCTTAATGACCGGATTTTTGAGAAGGAAGAAGAAAAGGATCAAAGCGCTGAGGAATTAGGAATATTTTAAAGATAAGTGAAAGGAGATTGTTATGAATATAAAAGAGATTTTAGAAAAGTATGAAAGCGATTTTTCAAAGCTGGCTACCGTTCTATGTAAAGATCCGGTAGAAAGAGACGTTGAGACTTACAGAAAGCAATATGAAGGAGAACATGACATCCTCAACAGGCCCGTAAAGACCATTGGAAAAGGAACAACGCTAAAGAGAATTGAGCAAGCTAAATTGGTTATCCGACATCAAAGAAAGATCGTTAATATGGCAGTATCCTTTTTATTTGGTGAATCCGCTAAGCTGATATTAGACAACAAAGAGGATAAGTACCAGGAAACCTTTGACTTGATAAATAACGTTTGGGATAAGAACAAGTTAGATTATTTCAATAGAAAACTGGCACGCCAGCTATTTGTGGAAACAAAGGTGGCCGAGCTTTGGTATGTAATAATCGATAGCGATAACGTGAAACATATTAAGGTGGCTCTGTTATGTAACAAAAATGGTGATGAGATATATGCCCATTTTGACAATAACGGCGATTTGGATGCCTTCACGAGACGGTACAAACTAGAAGAAGCAGACGAAAAGACTTATGAGCACGTAGATATTTATACCGCTGAAAATTTTATTTACGGGATGAAAAAGGAAGCCTGGCAAATAGAGAAGAAAGAAAACTTATATAAAAAGATTCCGGTAATATATTATGAACAGGCCGAAACAGAGTGGGCAAGCGTACAAAGTGAGATTGACAGGTTGGAAATGCTAATCTCAAAATCAGCAGATACCAACGATTATTTTGGTTCACCTACATTGAAGATCAAAGGAAAGATAACCAACCCACCAGAAAAGGGAGAAGTAGGGAAGATGTTACGGTTTACTGGGGAAACCGGAATTGAAGGTAAAACAGAATACGGAGATGCTGAATACTTAACCTGGGAACACGTGCCGGAAGCCATAAAATTAGAGTATGAGACTTTAAAGGATATTATCTATTCTATGACTTCGACCCCGGATCTATCCTTCAATAACGTGCAAGGCCTGACTAAAACATCCGGCGAAGCCCTCAAATTCCTTTTTATGGATTCAATCTTAAAGGCAAAAGATAAAGAAGAAATATTCGGAGAAGCATTAACCAGAAGGATTAATTTATTGAAGGCGATATTATCAGTGACTGATATAAAGGCTAGGAATAACTTAGAAGAAATGGATGTGTCAATTCAATTCGGGGATATATTACCGCAAAGCGTAACGGAGACAATAAAGTCTTTATCGGTTGCACGCGGAGGCGATGCAATAATGAGCCAGGACGAAGCTGTAAGGCAAAATCCGCTTGTGAGCGATGCAGAAGAGGACATTAAAAGGATTGAAGAAGAAAAGGGAGAAACATCAAAGTTAGGGGAATCTTATGAAGCATAACAAAATGAATCTTGGCATCGTGGGCTGCGGGGTTATCGGAGAAAGTCTTGCGAAACTGTTAGAAGATATGGGGCATACAGTAAAAAGGTATGACCCTGCTAAATTATTCGCTGGCGATATCTCTAAATGCGAAATTGTGTTTGTATGCGTGCCTACCAAAAAAGCCGATATGAAATTTGAAGATGTCAAGATGGCGGTAGGTTATGTAAACCTTAAAAATAAAAAAGGGATAATCGCTATAAGATCTACCATTATGCCCGGTATGACCGATATGTTTACGAAAGAATACGATAGAGAATTTGTTTTCTTACCTGAATTTTTAAGGGAGAGGACTGCATTCTTAGACGAAATCTGTCCTGACAAAATAATTATAGGGACCAAAAAAAGAAAGACATTTGAGATATTCAGGGAATTATTCAAGCGCGTGCCAGACAATAAAAAGAAAATACTAATAATGAAACCGGTAGAGGCGGAATTATTAAAGTTAGCCTTAAACAGCCTATATGTGATAAAAGTAGTATTCGGGAATGAGCTATACGATATCTGTCAAAAATACGGGGCAGATTATTATAAATTATTCGAGGCTTTTAAGCTGGACAAATATATTAATGCAATGCATCTCGATCCATTATTCGATGGTTACAGAGGGGCAAAAGGGAAATGTCTACCCAAAGATATCAAATTCCTGATCAAGGCAGCGAGGGAAAAAGGAGTTTATCCTGTATTGACGGTAATGGCTGATAAAGAAAATACAAATTTATTGGAGAAGGGGACCTTGAATGGGGATTGAAGAACAGTTTGAAAAGAGAAATATGCTGGACATAATTAGCCGCAATAAAAAGATAGAAGCGGTATTGAACCAGGCCTCAAATGATATGGCAATGAGAATCGCCATCCTTGAATTAAAAAACCCAACTAAAATATTCCAGGGCTCTTTCTACAAGATAAATAAGGGATTGGAAAAGAAAATAGATATAATATTAGGCAATCTCCACAAAGACATCCAGGCCGGGATACAGGACGGGATTGTTACCCATTGGGATATGGCCAACCTAAAGAATAATAAGATGGTAGGAACTTGGGCCGAAGGAATAAAATTAAGCAAAGATGCAATATCACCTTCATTTAATCAATTAAATATGGCGGCGCTAGATACCTTCCTTACCCGGATAAAAGCAGGAATGAATTTAAGTGAAAGAGTTTGGAATCTAACCAATGGAGCAAAAGATCAATTAGAGCTTTTACTCGCTTCGGGAATAACTACCGGGAGAAACGCGGCCGAAATTGCAGGGGATATTAAGCATTATCTGAATGAACCGAATAGGTTATTTAGAAGGGTCAGAAGAGAAGGGAAACTTGTTTTAAGTAAGGCTGCCCGGGGCTACCATCCGGGAGCGGGAATATACAGAAGCTCTTATAAAAATGCGTTGAGGCTTGCAAAGAACGAAATTAATATGAGTTATAGAATGAGCGATTACGTGAGAAGACAGGAGCTTCCTTTTGTGACAGGAATAGAAGTGCATTTATCGGCAAGTCATCCCCGGCTCGATATGTGTGATGATTTAGTAGGCAAATACCCGAAGGGCTTTATTTTCATGACCTGGCATGTAGGCTGTTTATGCTATACCACTTCGATTATGCTGAATGAAAAAGATTCTCTTAAATTCATGAAAACCGGGCAGGCCCCCAAATCGAAGTATATTTCAAAGATTCCTAAAAGGGCGGCTAACTGGGTTAAGATAAATGCTTCCAAGATTACGGGATATAAGAATGTGCCATATTGGATTAGAGACAATTTCACAAAGGACTTTATGCTCCGGGAAAATGTTTTAAGAACGGCTATACCCGCGCCTGTGCTTCCGGCCCCGGGAAAAGATTTGCAATTGTTAAGGATATCCGAATTTAATAAAAAATATGCTGATGCAAAAATAGAACATTGTATTGCAGTCGATAAGAAAGGAAATATAGTACTTTCAAAATCCGGCACTAATAATCAGATAAATTTCACAGCAACGGAATTTGAGCAAATGAATGTCGATAATATGCTATTTACGCATAATCATCCTTCCAGTAGCAGTTTTTCCGGTCCTGATCTTAGAATGTTAGGATCATATAAAAGAGGATCTGAAATGAGAGCAATAGGAACTAAATATCAATATAGTGCTAAAATAATAGATAGTTCGAAATACCCACGTTCCGGGGCCGAAGTGGTGGATCTTTTCAGAATAGAAAATACTGCATTACAAAATAAATATCAGATAATGTATGAGAGAGAACGTATTAGATTGATGAAAACTGGACTTAATCTTGATGAAGCAGCGAAGGCCGCGACAAGATTAACAAGTATGAAACATACACATGAAGCGGTGGAAGCATTTGCCAAAAAATTTGGTGTAGAATATAAAAGGTGGTTGAATAAATAATGACCAAAATAAAAAAAGATAAAAACAAAAATCCTTATTTGAATCCTGATGGCAGTATAGATCTTATTGATAAATTCCCAGGTATTGATTTTAATATCTATGAAGAGGAAAGAATTAAAAAACAAAAAAGGAGAGATAAAATGCCACTAAAAAGATGTAAATTAGATAAAAAGCTGGGCTGGAAATATGGGGATAGCGGGGCTTGTTATACCTATACTGCTGGTAACGAAAAATCCGAAGCAGCAGCAAAACTGAAAGCAAGTAAACAGGGAATTGCGATTAGCAGAGAATCAGGCGAAAAATTTAAACCATAAAAAGGAGGATTAAATGAAAAAGATAAGTTTTATATGCCTGACTGGGCTTGACCAATTCATTGATCCGATAATCGAAGGCTTGTCAAGCGATTATATCACAAGGAAGTTTATAATCAGGACCCAACAGGAAATCTATAATGCGATTGATTGGGCCGATACCGTCTGGCTGGAATGGTGTAATGAAGCGGCCATTATAGGAACAAATTACGAAGGGATCAAAGGCAAAAAAGTTATAATCAGGCTTCACAGTTACGAGATATTTAGGGATTTTACTAAAAGAATCAATTGGGCTGTAGTAGATAAATTAGTCTTTGTGGCCCCGCATATCAGAGAAATTTTAAAAGGATTCCTTCCTGGTATAGAAGAAAAAGTTAAAACGGAAATTGTTTATAATGGGCTTGATTTAAATTCTATTAAATGGAAAGAACGACAACCCGGACATAATATAGCCTGGGTAGGATTCATTAATTACAAGAAGAATCCCCAGATGGCCTTGCAGATATTGAAGAAATTGACTGAGGGGCTATATAATACCGATAAAAGATATATATTGCACGTGGCCGGTTCATTCCAGGATTCAAGATATAAAATATACTTAGAATATATGATCAAAGAAATGGGATTGCAGGAGAATATAAAATTTTATGGATGGATTGATGATATGGAGGAATTTTGGGAAAATAAAAATTACTTACTCCACACATCGATACATGAAAGCTTTGGATATGCTATTTTTGAGGCCATGGCCAGGGGAATTAAACCGGTAATCCATAATTTTAGAGGGGCTAAAGAATTATATCCTAAATATGCTATTTTTAATACAATCGAGGGAGCAGTTAATATTATAACTAATGAAAATTATTATTCAAACGCTTACAGAAATTGGATTATAGGAAAAGGGTGGACCCTGGAGAATCAATTAAAACAAATCAAAGATATTATAAAAGGGGAGCAGAATGCCATCAGGTAGGCCCAATATAATCAGTCCGGTAATTGATTTAATAATGAGAATTAATCCGAATTCTATTCTAGACGTGGGTTCCGGCTTCGGGAAATGGGGCTTCCTGTTAAGAGAATATCTTGAAGTCTGGCAGGGGAGATTATACCCGGAAGATTGGAAAAAACGAATAGACGCAATAGAAATCTTTAAGGAATATACTGAATTACCCTGGTATGCAGTAATTTATAATAATATTTACAATCAGGATATAACAAAAAATGACAAAATATTAGCGAATTATGATCTGGTATTATTCATGGATGTTATCGAACACATAAATAAAGAAAAAGGACTTGAAATGCTTAAAAAAGCTAATCATTGGATAGTGTCGACCCCTAATTATGTTAGCGGACAAGGCGCAATCTTCGGCAATACACATGAAGCCCACATAAGCAAATGGTCGCAAAATGATTTTAAGAAAAGTATAATTATAAACGATAGATGGATTATAGGCTACCAGTTTTAATTACCTTAAAAACATAAAGATTCAATAGGAGAGGCACGCCACGTTTGAATTTGAGGGTATTGTGAAGGATCAAGGAAGTCTTATCTAAAATAAATATTTGTGTAATATTATTAAACTTGCCAAATATGAAAAAATGGTATAATATAAATAAAGAAAGTAGGAATAATTATGGAATCAACAATAGCTGGTTATATACTAGCAGGAACTATCGTGGCCATAGGTATAGGATTTTATATTTATCTGAGCATAAAAATATATAATTTACAAAAATAATATTTGACAATTAAATAATTAAATAGAGCTCCAATTCAGAGAGCCAATCTAAGAAGACTTTATAATTAAGTTTTCTTGAGTTGGCTCTTTTTTTTATACAGGAATAATTAAAACGGGAGCGTATGAGAAAATGCCAGAAACAGAAAAAGAAATACAGAGAAAATGGGAAATCGAAAATGCAGTATCTACCTTAATTAAGGCTGTGGAAATCAAGAAAGATAAAAAGTTGATGTCAGAGGTAGAAAAGGAAATGAAGAAAAAACAGAGTAATATATCCGAAGCATTGAGGAATTCGGCTATAAAGATAATTTCAGAGAAATAAAATTATAAGGCGAATATATGACAGTATCTACGCACAATTTAAAAACTTTATACCGTGGCGATAGTAGGGAATATAATTTAACATTCACTAACAACGAAGGCGGAGCGATTCCTATTACCAGTTGGAAAGTTTATTTTACTGTAAAATTAAGTTATATGGATGATGATAGCAAAGCAGTTATAAAAAAAGATATAACTGACCACGATGATCCCGAAAATGGCAAGACTATAATTAAATTGTTGCCTAATGATACTAATATAGCACCCGGTAATTATTATTATGATATTAAAATTAAAAGAGCAGAAAATGATATCAGAATTATATTGATTGGGAGGGTAGTAGTCGAACAAGCCATAACGAGGAGAATAGATTAATGCCAGAAGATATTAATGTAATTATAGCTGAACCAGAAGCAATTAATATACAAATTATAGAATCCGAACCCATAAATGTAGTAATTCACGAAGCAACTCCAACTCAGATTGCTAATATCTTTGACCCGCCAGAAGGGGGATTTAGGATAGTAAAATTATACTGGAAGGATGGAAAAGTTTACGGTGAAGCGGAAGTTAAATAATTAGAAAGAAGGTGAATAAGAATGGTTAAACAGAGTTTTATATTAGATCCGGATGCACAAGCTTATAGTGATGATGAAATAGTAGGAAAGATAAATACAGCAGTCGCCACTATTAATCGCGAAGATGCTGTTGCAAGTGCAGCGGTTGATTTGTCTGGGAAGGATGCTGATGATTTAGCAGAAAGTCCTACTAAAAAATATGCTGGTGTATCGGGTGCAGATTTTAAAAAGGATACTGATACCTTAGAGGAGATTACAGAAGGATTAACTAAGAAGCATTTTGCTGATACTGAGAAAACTAAACTTGGTGGGGTAGAAGATAATGCTAAAGATGATCAGACTGGTGAAGAAGTTAGAGACCTTGTTGTTTCTTTAGCGGATTCAGACAGAAAGATAGTTATTACTGATCCTCAAACTGGAGAGTTTAAGATATTAGCAATTCATAGAAATGCTGCTGGTAAATTAAACGTTGATTATGATGATGTAGTAATACCTTAATAGGAAGCGATGTTTCATGGCAGAATTAATTGACGGTTATATTATGAATAGTGTACCTAGAGAAGCTGCAAGGTTGCCTTATATTGAGGCCGATAATGCAGTGATAGGCTATAAACCTACTGCCGATGCAGAACACGGTTACAAACCTGTCGAACGAGAAGAGGAAGCATTTGGTTATTTTATGAAATTAACAGAAGAATTTGGATACTATATGAATCCATTAATTTAAATATGAAAGAATAATCGTGGGAATTAATACCACAAGTTTAAAACAAAATTATAAGGAGATAATTAAAATGGACTTAATAACTCAAATTAAAACTGCTTTAAAAAAGGCAGGGCTCGATGAGGGATTAGCAGAAAAAATCAAGGTGACTGATAAAAGTCAAATTGACGCAGAAATTGAAAAATTAAAAGGTAAAATTGAATTGACCCCGGAACAGCTTGCCGAAGCTATCAAGGAAGCTGGGCTGGAAGGGAGTTTTAATAAATACCTGCAGAGCGAAACGGATCGGAGAGTATCGCAGGCCATCACAACCCACGATCTTAAATCGGCAAAAGAAAAAGAAGAGGCAGCCACAAAGGAAAAAGCTGAAGAAAAGAAAAAGAAAGAGCAGGCGGAGATGACCGATTCTGAGAAGAAAATATCGGATCTAACCGAAGAGGTTAAGAGCTTAACTACTTTGGTGAAAGATCTGAGTGGAACAACTGTTAAGACAAAGCGGGAGACTTTGATAAAAGATGCTCTAAAGAAGGCAGATTTAAGCAAAGGATTCCTATCTTATATTACGGTTGACAAAGATGAAGACATTGAAGAGAATGTCAAAAATTTGAAGGACCAAGTTTTGGGACTTAAACAGGCCGAAATTGATAAGAAACTTAAAGAAGGAGAGGTCCCTTCGAAAGGTGAACCAGCGGGGGATATTGGAGAAGAGATAATTGCTAAGGCCGCAAGTGGGAAAGAAGGAACTGCTGGGGACTTTGAAGGTAAGAAATTAATAGAAGAATAAAAATAATTAAATAACGAGGTGAATGTAATGAGTTTACAAGTGAATAAAGAATCAGGTGTCAAATATGATCCTGTATTTCTAAAGATATTAGAAGATATCCCCGGCGGAGTAACTATAAAAACTGATAGATTCCCAACCACTACTAAGGAAATTAAAAAAGGAACGTTATTAAACGATGGTGGGAGTGGCTTACATAATGTAATCAAAACAGTAAGGGTAACCGCTGCGGGAGTTTCGGGGGCTACTGTTTTAGCAGTTGAACCCATTGATCATCTATTTAAAGTTGGTGAAAATATATTTTTACAAGGGGCAACTACCGGAACAATTGCCAGAGTATCATCCACCGCTATTGCCGTTGAAGCAGCGCATAATGTAATTGCTTCGGGTGCAGTTTTATATGAAGCTGCTGCCGTTGACACTGCAACTGCTCTGTATGACGCTAGTGGTATTTTAAGGGATAACGTAAAGGTAAGGGACGAAGAAGGGAATTTGCTGGATAATTTATTTGCGGGGGCCATTGTGCGTGGAACCGTAGATGAATCCGAATTACCATATTTTGTAACTGACCAACAAAAAATTGATTTAACTGCCAGAATTAGATTTGCATAAAAATCAAAAAATAAATTAAATAGAAGGTGAATAATAATGAATGAATATAAGATGTTCAACGAAATGAACAAAAAGAACTTGCAAATTTGGATAAATAAGAGATTATATAAAGATCAATATTGGGTTAATTTTTTCCCTATGAAAATTACACCATATCTCACTTTTGAAACATTAATCGGAAGCGAAGGTAATCGAGTAATGGCTGATGTTGTATCCTATAATTCATCTGCTCCATTAAAGACAAGAAAGACCATAAGCAAACTGACAGGATCAATTCCTTCAATCCGGGTAAAAAGACAGATGACTGAAAGTGATATAAATGACTACAATGCTTTTAAAGCTATGGCTAATCCTGAACAGGAGGAACTTTTGCGACTTGTTTTTAATGACACGGGATTTTGTATGGATGCAATATTAGGGCGTTTAGAATGGTTTGCATTACAAGTTTTATCTTTAGGGCAAATATCTCTTTCTAAAGTGAATAATGTTGGTGGAATAGTTACCGAAGAAGTGGTAAATTTTCAGCTCCCTGATGCTAACAAAAAGAAGATGGTCTCAGCCGCAAGATATTGGAATGCTGCAGATAAAGCTCTAATTTTACCTATAACAGATATTCGGGCTGTTGTAAGAGCCGCAAAAAAAGCTGGGGCAAATCCTCAATATATACTAATGAATGATTCTAAATTTTCAGAGATGGTAACTGCAGATGAAGTTAAGAATTTTGTAATGCCTTATACAACTTGGGGTGCCACAAAAATCCAGATGGTCCCATCTAAAAGCATTTTGAATCAAGCATTAAAAGCTATGGGTCTCCCCCAGATAGTTATAATCGATACTATTGTAGATTATGAAGATGCTGACCATAAAATTGTATCGGTTGATCCTTGGTTAAATGCGAGTGATGAAGATAAACATGTGGTTTTTGTAGAGAATATAAAATGTGGAAATACACTTCGAGGTCCTATTGCGGAAGAAACCAATCCACCTAAGCAAGTAGTGCAAGCTAAAAAGGGAGGTATTTTAATTTCTTCCTGGAGTAATATCGACCCCGTGACTCAGTTCACAAAAGGCGAAATAAATGCATTTCCAAGCTGTCCTTCTATAGACCATATATATAATCTCGATACAGAAGCTCATACTGCTTGGGCGGTATAGGAGCAGGTAAATGACCAATAAAGAGGCTCTACAGTCACAAACTGAATATAAGAATGATAATTTGTTAGAGAAACTTCTTTTAGATAGGGGGGTTGCGACAGGGGGAACTTATGTCGCAGCTAATGCCAAAGATATAGATTTGTGCGCAGCCGATTTATATTTTACCCTCGCAACCCATCCCGAATATAAAGAAGGGGCTTTTTCAATAAAATATAGTGGAGCTCAACTAATCGCAATGGCAAAAAGGATATTGCGGAAATATGATATGGATGAACCAACAGTTAGTGGGGAGGCAATCATTTGATAAAGAGATATCCTCATACGGCAACTTTGAGTTATTATACTCCCGGAACTACTAACACGATTGGCATATATACAGAAGGAACGCTGGTAACGATAGGGATTGTCTGTAATGCTCAGCCGAATTCAACTAAATATATTATAGGGGAATCCGGGGATATGATCGGATATAACTGGTTTATTTCTTCTCCGATTTTTGCCGGGGCAGGCGATGTTCCTGATAATGCAAAACTGACCTTTTTCAGCAAGGAACATATAATTTTAAGATTGTTTGAATATCAAAAACATATAGAGATGAAGTGTTAGTATGCCTTTAATTCCTGGATTTTCACAAGGGAATGTAGATAGACGAATAGATAGATTCAAGGTAAGAATAGAGCAGAGGATCATCTGGACCTTGGCCATGGTAGGCGAAAAATTTGTCAATGATGCCAGGAGTACAAGGACATATAAAGACCAGACCGGTAACCTGAGAAGTTCAATCGGATATATCATTGCCAGGGATGGGAATATTCTTCAGGAAAATATAGAGGGGAAGGCTGAGGGAAGATCCCAGGCGAAAAAGATAGCGGATGAAGTATTGAGAGAAAATAATAAGGGTTTTGTCCTGATCGTAGTTGCAGGGATGGAATATGCCGTGGCTGTGGAATCAAAGGGTTATGATGTAATTACCGGAAGTGTCCCCGCAGCAAAAGCACTTTTAAAGACAAAGATAAAGGAATATGGATTATGAAAACAACATTTGACATAAACGATATACTATTTCCTGTTATTAATGTGGCCTCAGTTCAGGCCACAATCGATGGCAGGATTTATCGAAATAAAAAACCTTTGAATTCCGAATTACAGGATATTGTGATAATTCCTTTATCTAACTATAACGGAGACGAAATCGTAAACGATGCAACGTTTATGGTTAATTGCTATTGTAAAAATTATAACAATGGGACGCCTAATATAACAAAATTAAGAGCGATTACCAATGCGGTGGCGGCTGTGATAGAGGCATATAATAACACTTCAAATTACTATATTTTTGATATTGTGAATCAGGTACTATTAAATGACGTTGATCAGGTTTCAATGTCCTATGTTAATTTAAGAATAAATTGTTTCATAGAAAAATAAATTACTGGAGGTAATATAAAATGAGTAATATAAGATTGATAGGATTAGAATCAATAAAAATTGGACCGTCTTCTGCTTCTCTCGTTACCATAGAGCATATAGTGCCGGACAGTGCGCATATTGTAATTAATGCTCCTTCGATAACTGATTTGTTATGTGAGGAGACTGAATTCCCCGATGTGCAAATAATCGCTGCAGGCAAGAAGACAATAGAATTTGCCACAAGGGATATGGGAACCAGTGTAATGGTAGACGCTTTTGGAGGGGCTGCAAGTGGTGCGTCCATCTGGAATGCACCTACCACGGCGGTAGTAATAAGCGAGAGGGCTTTTGAGATTATTTCTAAGAAGATAAATGAAAAACAATTAAAATTCGAAATACCCAGAGCTTCTCTTTATGCTGGCGGGGAATTGAGATTTGCTAAGACCGAATCGGGACAGATCACCTTTACTGCTGATGTATTGTTACCTGCAACTGGTTCTCCAATCGTGATGACAGTCCAATAAGAATCATCTATTGCCCGCTCTATATAAAAATATTATTAGAGCGGGCATAATTTGAGGAGGAGAAAATATGCCGGAAAAAAATAAAAAAAAAGAAATTAAAGATAAGCTCGAGGCCCCGAGTGATGATAAAAACAATAAAATCCGTCAGGACGCTATAGATTCAATTCTCGAAAAGGGAGTTGATTTTACAATTAAGATCCAAAATAAAAATGTATTCCATAAACTTCAATTAAATCCCTCTGAAAGAAAATTCGTTATCTACCCAATTAAGATGGGGACCCTATTAAAAATCAGTGAAATTCTATTAGATTTAAATACTGATGAACTGGTGGGGGCCATGAAAAACGAGGATAAGGAAATTAATCTTTTAGATCTGGGAGCAAAGAACATAATCGAGAATAAAGATAAATTGATAAAAATGATTGCCTATGGAATTGTAAATAGCGAAAAAGAGCCGCCAAAAAGATTAATAAGATTTTTGAATGAAAACCTGACTGCGAAGGAGGGATTGAAGCTAATGACGGTAGTAGTTCAACAAATGGATGTCAACCCTTTTTTGGCGTCTTTGGTCTCGATAAAGGGGATGAATCTCCTACAGACCAAGAAAAAGGAAACCCCTGGCGAATAATTGGTGGGCTCATGCATTATTTTCCCGAAATGTCCATGAGGGATATCCTATGGAATTATTCATATGCTAATTTAGCAATGCTGATGAGTAGCATCCCCAGTTATAAACCTGAAGATGAAAAAAAGAAAAAGGCAAAAGATTTGGAGATAAAAAATATAGGGGAATTAAAAGGTCTATTATGATAATCAATTTAATCAGGCAACCCGACAACTCAAATTTATGTGGCCAGGCATGCGTGTCAATGATTGCCGGAATATCACTTGATGAATCAATAAAATTATTTAATTCAAAGGGTAAAACGGGCACAAAAACAGTACATGATGCCTTACAAAAAAGAGGAATATCCTGCAATAATAGAGCTATCAGGATAAAAAATAATAATAAACCAAAACTATGTATGGTCACTATTCATTATTCCGGATATAAGAATAAACACTGGTGTATCTGGAATGATAATAAATATTATGACCCATCTCGTGGAATAAGAAAAGAATTAGATGTTTTTGAAAGGGAAACATCATTTATTAAAATCAATCTATAAAAGGAAGGGATTTATGAATAAAGAAATAAAAAGAATGATAGGAAGGTTTCTGACTGCCTGGAAAAAGAAAAATTGGGCAAAAATGTTGAAATGTACTCAATTAACTTGGAGGGCAGCTTTCCATAAAAACAATGTCCGTTGGTTAGAAGATTGGTTCGGATTAAAAAATTTGGAAAGATGGGAAATAATTAAAATTGAATTAGTGGGAGATACCTGCAGGGATGTTTTTATTAATGTTGATTATGGAAAAGGAATAAAAAAAATAAGGGCAAGGATTATTTGCGAGGCTGGACCCTACAAACCGGACATAAAAGGGAATTGGGGAATTAATCCTATAAGTTGTCTGAAGGAGAGATAATGGAAAAACCAAAATTATCAATTTGCATGATAGTTAAGAATGAGGAAGGGAATCTACAAAGATGTTTGGATTCTTTTTTGCCTATTATTCAGATGAAAGACGATGAAACATTAGAACCGCTTACTGAACTGATAGTGGTAGATAGTGTCCCTAAATATGTTCCCGTTATTATAAAAAATCGGATTACAGATTCTGTCGATATTTTAAATATAGAAGAATTATTCGATAGAGTCAAAAATAAAATAAGAAAAACATCTAATGGCGAAGAAATCAAAGATTGCGATAATTTAGATGTATGGGTTCGGATGAAATCTTGTAGAGAAGAAAATTGGACACCTATCAATTCAATTTTAAGACATCCTTATAAAGGGAAAATTGTTAGAATAAATTCATTAGATAGTATTATCGACGTGACACCAAATCATTCTCTTTTTAATGATAGAGGTAGGGAAATATCGGCAGGAAATATTAAGATAGGTGATAAAATATTACAAGGTGAATTGAAAAATTGTAATAAATATGGCAAAGGGCATTCGAGAAAAAAAATATTTTGTGGCAGTGAAGAGTTTGCTTGGCTTTTGGGATTCTTTGCAGCCGAAGGTTGTGCATTATTTTCTGGTGGTTTCCCTAAAATCAATATAGCTAATCAGAATCTTTCCTTGTTAGAAAAATGTAAAGACATTATCAATAATCAATTAAATGCTAAATGCAATATAACTAATCCCGATAAATCTAATACCAGAAAGGTAATATCTAACGGAAGAGGCATTTATGATTTTTTTAGAAATCGGTTTTACAATTCTTTGGGAGAAAAGAAAGTTCCAGAAGAAATCATTAATGCTCCAGAAAATATAAGAATTAAATTTTTGGATGGTTACTGGAAAGGGGATGGGCATATTGCACAAGAAAAATATTATTCATTTATATCAAAATCCTGGGTTTTAACTCAAGGTATTTTATGGTTATTAAATTCAATTGGGAAATATCATTGGGTAGCACATACAAGACAAGATAAAAAAAATATTGTTCAAATAGCCATTAATAATACCGCAAGGCGAAAAAAGATAGTCTTTGAAGTCAAAAAAATTACGGACTTAGAATATGATGGTATGGTATATGATTTATGTACTAGTAAAGGTAAATTTCAAGCTGGCATAGGAACAATTTTTGCCCACAATACCGGCTCGACTGACAGGACGATAAATATTGCCAAAAAATTTACCGACAAGATATATAAAAAAGAATTTATCCCCTGGGATTTCAGCAAGGCCCGCAATTATGGGCTTAAAAAGGCTACCGGAGATAAAATAATGTATATGGATGCCGATGAAGAATTGCGTCATGGTTGCCTATATCCGTTGGAGGATATAATTTTGAATCCGAAATATGAGGAACCGACGGTATTTGTAAATTTATATAATTATTATACCAGGGATCTAAAGCAATATTCGGAAATGCTGCAACCGAGAATATTCAAAAATGATAAGGATTTACATTTTGAGAATGCCGTCCACAATAAACCCATTATGAAATCCCCTTATCTTTTTGCCAGTCATATAATCTTTAATCACTACGGATATGTCTTTCAGGGGGAAAAGGGCGAAAAATTATTAGATAATAAAATGGCACGCAGTCTGCCGATGCTCCAAAAAGAATTTAAAGAACATCCGGATAACCTGCATAATTTGACGCACTTGGTAAAGACGTATTATGTTACCAGAGATTTTGAGAATACAATTCACTATGGCGAGATATGGGTAGGGAAGATGAGAAAAGAAAATTATAATGAGGGCTGGAATTCCTTTCTTGAAGTTTTCGTTAATCTTGTGGGGTCATATTTGGCTAAAGATGATATAAAAAATGCGGAAAGAATAGAAAGGGAGGCCTGTCATTATTCGAGCAGGATCTCTCAAATATACTTGATGCTAGGAAATTACTGGACCAGCAAGGATAATGAAAAGGCAAAAAAATATTTTGATATTGCACTCGATATTTGTAAAACAAAGGGAAGTTTATATGAACGATTATTAATTAACAATACGAAAATAGTTTTACCGGAAATTTTAAACTGGCTGGCAATTTATGAATTCGAGAGAAAGAACTATGAAAAAG